CAGGCTCTTGCTCAGATTGCTCAGGGTGAACGAGAAATTCATAAATCTCTTTGTATAGATCATAACTGATAAAAAAATCACCATCATCATCTCCAGATACTACTCTTTCTAACAATTCTCTCTCAATGCTCATAATAATTGCCTCTAAAATCAATAAAAAGGTCACATTCCATTTGTTTTAGTTCTTTCTTGAAGTCGCCATGCCACATGAAATCTTTTGTATCTACTTCAATGCTAAGGTATCTGGAGCAGTTTTCTTTTTTGTCGCAGTTGCTTCCTAAGCAACGTGCATTTTCATTCGGTAGTGGATATTTCATCTTCACAATATTCTCCAAGTTCAATGTAATCACCTATTCGTGGTGGGGGTTCGCCTGTCGCTTTAAGCCAGTAATCTAGCATTGCGATGCCTTCTAGCCATCCTGCTGGAGGTGCTTTAGTTTCTTGTTTTGCGGTTGATAATGTATTTACTGATGTACCTGTCTTTCTAGCTATATCAGACAATGTATGACCTCTCATATATAACACTTTTATCATTAATGCGAAGTCAAGCTGTCTAGACATTGTTTCTCCTTCGTCTAATTTCGTTGCAATACAACTCCATTTTTTTACTGCGGTGCATGAATTGGACGATCTGTGCCGCCATTCCAGTTAATTTAATTGGCTTAGGTTTTTTCATAAATGCACAGGATTCTCTTGCATAGGGTAGCCATTCCATAATTTCATCTCGGTTATATAAAACCGTTCCATCAATATAGGTTGCTATATGTTTAGGCATACAATATTTTGGTTCTTTACTAATTCTATCCAGTACAAGTGCAGTAACACCAATTAATTTCATTATCTCTTTCTTAGTAATGTTATTTTGACTTACTGTAACAACAATATTCAATTTTTTAGCTCTCTGTTTAGCTCTAACACGTTCATTGATATATTTCTTATTCTTATGGTAATACTCCAACATTCTTAGTCGTTGCTTCTCTTTTCGTTCTTCTGGTGTCATTGTAACCATGCCTCCAGAGCTAATATAAATCCTGCTGCCAATAAACACCAAATTTGTATTTCTTGATGTCTGGTGAATGTGTGTACTGGTTTATTTTTATAATCTTTCATAATCTTATCCAAAAAAATGCCCTACCTAAGCAGGGCGAGTGGCTGCTTCCCTTCAGGAATTAATTTATCTAAAAGATTCTTAATTTCTAGTTTTGAATTCAATTCCCAATTTATTAGATTCTTAAAATCTACTTTAGTTATAAATTTTTCTACAGATACAACTTGGTCATCAAAAAATATAATTTTTTCAGCTGAGTTATTATCATTTATAAAAATCTTAACAGAGCATCCAGAGTCATCATTAAATACACCAATTAAATATTGATAATCTTCTCTGTCTATAAGGTTCGCTAAATATCTAACTTGTTCCATTAGAAATCACCTTTGTTTGGTGTTACAAAAGATGTGACGTTGCTTGGCAACTCAAGAACTTGGTAAATTTGTTCTTCACCTTTTATATTCTTTTGGATAATGAAGCTACCGCTACGGGTTTTGTGGATTATGTTTGAATCATTAGCAGAAAACTTGCTAATTGCTACTCCACCAGATATAAAAGATGCTGTTATTGCTATTGCTATTATTGTGTTTTTGTTCATTGTTTTTACCTTTTATAGTTGTAGTTAATGCCTCGTCCTTGAGGCGGTGGTTGGTTATATGTTAATTTGCTTTAATAATTGGACACATAGAATAAGAACCCCAAGGCTTTACAAATTCACATTCGTTATAAATTGCAGGTCGTAAGGTTTTAACTGCACCATCAACAGTTGCTTTAATGGTTTTTTCAGTGCGCGAAATAACAGTAATTTCAAAAAACATATTTGAATCACAGATTGAACGATTTTTATAAGTTTTACCAATTTCAAATTTAATCATCTCATTACCCTTTGTATTTCTTGTTAAGTTGGGCATAGATTAAATAATTATTTATCAAATTGCAAATATTTTTTATCTTTCCAATAAATAAATGCTTCATATGCTCCAACATAACCCAAACCAATACAGACAAAAGCTCCCTGTTTCTGGGCTTCCAGCAGGTATTCTTGCTGTCCATCTTGCCATTTTGACCGTGTATGATCTTGACGTTTTAATTCACAGACGAACGCAATGCTTGCTGGAATAATAATATCTGGTGCGCCTTTTACCATGCCTTCACTCTTTTGTTTAGTCGCTTGGTAAAAGGTTCTTAAACCTTCATTCCTAATGTGCGTAGCAATCTTTCCATAACTATCTGGATATTCTCTCCTTAACTTTGCAAAGAATGTTACTGCTTCAGAAGCTTCAGAAGGACATTCGCCTCTAAACTCAGTACTTCCAAAAACTTTTATATCATTGTGGAACTTCATCAGCTGTCCTGTTGTAATCGTATATCCTAAAGAAATCACCACTCTTTTTATAAGTGATAGTATTTGGCGTTGTAAACCCTCCATCAGTAAACCTCATAAATGCATCATAGCTACTCTGCATCTTCATGGTAAACCATACTGGGAATGACCTATACTCGGTTATGAAATCAACTCTTAAACATTCATTTCCAGCTTTGCTAATAGTTGGTCGTACTTTCATGTCAATAACATTATCTGTTTGCATAGAGTAAGGATCTTTCTTTTTCATTTGAAAGTCAGCAATTAACTTTTCATTGGGATCAATCAATTCTCCTTTGCAACTACAACAATATCTCGCTGCAATATCATTTTCTTCTTCACAATGTGGACACGGTTTAAACGTCCAGCGATAAGAACATCTAACCAACTTTTTAATAGTTTTATTAAATACCTCACCAAAACATCTTCTTCCATAATGCGCTGGCATCTCTCCATATTCTGTTTCTAGTCGTATTCCTTCAAGATCAGTAAAATAACCAAAATCATCAATTTTATGACTTGCTTCATTAGGAACAGGAGCAAACTCATTGTTAGCATTGCACTGTGGACATCTAGCTTTTATTGGTTCACCAGCTCCGTAATCACCTGATGCTTCTATCTCTGGATTAAATAAGTCACCATCAGGACAATGTCTGCTTATATTTTCAGCATAATCTAATATTAAACAATCATGTTTATTGTTATCAATACGCAATCCTCTGCCAATTATTTGTTGAAGCAAACTAACTGACTCTGTAGCTCTTAAAATAGCTATTAAATCAACGTGTGGAGCATCAAAACCAGTGGTTAAGACTGACACATTGACTAAATATTTTAATTGCTTAGATTTGAATTTTCGCAGTATTTCTTCTCGTTCCTTCTTTGGTGTTTCTCCTGTCACTATGCAAGATAAACTTGGTGGTAAAGACTGCATAACCTCGTGAGCATGTTGCACTGTCGCAGAAAAAATCATTACACCTTGCCTATCTACTGCTTGCGATACAATATCGCCTACAATCGCACTGGTAAGCCTTCCTTGTCCATGATAAGCTCTATCAACATCTGCTTTTGCAAACTTACCCATGCTATTAAGTTGCATTTCCAGAGTTTCATAATGACCTGAATTAATTGCACCAATAACAGGTTTTGTTAAGTATCCTTGCTGTATTAAATCTCTGGCATAAACAGTAAATACTCTTGCAGTAAAATAAGGGTTCTTAGTTTTATCATTTCCATGCGCATTACCATGCTCATCCATTCTATATATATAGCCATCACCAAGTCTGTATGGGGTAGCACTAAGACCTATTACACGCAGATTAGGATTACAAGCAACTAAAGACTCAATAATACTCTTAACTGTTGGTGTTATACGGTGCGCTTCATCAAGTACAACCGCACAAAATTTAGCTCCAAAACGATGAATCTTATTCTTGACGCTAACAGGTGTGCCAAACACTACTGGATGTTTTAAACAAGTTTCACCAACACTGGCACTAAACAAACTGCATTGATTGCCAGTATCTCGGTACTTTTCTGCATTCTGCTCCAGTAACTCTTTTGATGGGACAAGACACAATATATGTTTACCACTACTAACTTGGTGTAGTGTATTTGCTATTGCTGCAACAATTAAAGATTTGCCACTTCCTGTTGGCAATTCTAATACGCATGGATCAGTACATTTCTTTATCCAATCTATAGCTGCATCATGTGCTTGTTGTTGGTATGGTCGGAGTTTCATTTTAAAAGCCAACTATTTTTTGTTTTTTTAATTGTAAGTACTTTCCATAAGCGTCACTTTTTGGTTGAGTTAATCCAAGACCTTTGCACCAATAATCATTTCTTAACAAAACTTTGCATAATCTTCTATATGATGGAGCCCATTGTTTATCTTCAAGAGTCTTTGGAGCAAAATCAGGTATTTCATCATATCCTCTTAGTTTCCATCCTTTAATAAAAACTCTAAATCGCTTTATATAATGATCTCTATTTTTTTTAGGCAAAGACTTTAATAATAAATTACAAAAACTTTTCCAAGTATGATTTTCAGGTTTAGATATTTTATTGCTTCCAGTTATATTGCCTGATTCTTGAACATAAAGTGCGCCTGAATTAGCTCCATTTACTCTAGCTATTAATTTAAACCAAGTTTCAGGCTCAAGGATGTGATACAACCATAATCCTTTTTTTTGATCATCTCCATAAGGCTGACAAAGTCTTTGTTGGCTTATTGGAACACCAGCTTTGTGCATATGGTCATATATTTTATTGCTTGATAAGTTTTTAAACTTAGAATGAAATCTCCATATATCTTCTGTTTTCCAATCATAAATTGGATAAACATTAAACAAATTGTCGCCTATATAAGTTGTATATCTATTATTTCCATGCATTTTTTTATCAAATACAGTAACAGTTCTATATCTATTTAAACTTTCATCTGCTCTTATCCCAATTAATCCAGCGCATGTTTTTCCTTGTGCATACCATAATCCAAACAAAACAGTTAATTCTTCAAATTCCATATTTGGTTGATAAAAAGGATAATCTTCACATTTAGCAGCAAGTTTTGGCTTTTGCCTTACCCATATATCTTTTTTTTCTTCATCCCATGCAGTCCATCTTGGCTCAAAAACTGTTACTGCATTTCTTAATAATAATGGAAAGCATAACCAATGAAGATCAATATTATCTTTATACATAGCAACCATCTCTTCTATATGCTCAATAGTAGATTTATATTGAGCTTCAAGATCAATAATTAATATTCCTACTTTTTTATTTCTTTTTTTTGCTTCCATCATTGTTAGATGGAACATAACGCTACTATCTTTTCCTCCTGAAAAAGATAAATAAACTTTTTCAAAATTATCAAAAGAATAATTTATTCTTTGTTGAGCTGCTTCAAAAACATTAATTCCTAGTAATCTTTTCATTAGTATAAGTTCGCTTCTGTTTTAGATTGTGCTTGGTCAAGAGATAATTCATCTTCACCGTGTTTTTTCAACCATTTATTTAAAAATTTTAATGCACTTAAATTTGCTAAATTTTGCTGTTCTTCTGATAAAAAATAAAATCCTCCACAAAATTTTGATGGTATTCCAGTTGCATAACACATTGATGCTTGACCAAGCCATGCAATTCTATTCATTTTTTCATTTGATAAATAATGCTCACATGAATTTTTCCATTCTAATAATATTGATTGCATTGCTGCTTCAAACATTGGAATATCGCTTAAAAATTCAGCATATTTTTTTTTGCAATCACCATCTGATAATGCTTTGTCTTTAGGTTTGTTTTCATAAAACCCAGCTGGATAACATTCCCATTTTTCCCAAGTATGATAAATTCTATTCATCTTCTAATCCTTCAAAATCATTATCGTCATCAAAAACAACATCCCATGCTTCAGAAAAATCTTCATCTAAAAACATTTCAGCTAATCCGCTTATTTGTTTTAATCTTAAAACTTCATCAGAATCCATTCCAAGATTTTTAGCTATTTTTTCATCAGACCAGTTTCTTCTGCTAAGCTCAATAACAATGTCAGACATAGATTCAACTTTATGTTTTCCTCTTGCTCTGTTATGCCTAATGGTTGATGCCATTCTGTCTGTTTTATCTTTTTGATCTTCTCTTATTTGTACAATAGGAAGATATCCAAGTATTTTTTCTTGTATGTCTTTACATTCTTTTCCAACTCTATGTCTGTGAAAACCGTCAATAACTTCATATTTTTCACTTTCATCAGGCATAGAAACTATAGGTTGTGTATATCCATCTTCTGAAATAGATAATCTAAGTAATTCCATTTCCGGTGGAGCAACACTATTTGGATTGTAATCATTTTGATATACATTTTCATTTTTAACCCATTTAACAAAATCAACAGGTTCATTTTTAAAAGGACTTATTAAATGTATTTTTTCTCTAACTTCATTTATTGCAATTATTTTTTTTTCTAAATCAAGTTCATTTATACTTTTTATTAATATTTCAATTAATTCACTCATGTTAATCTCCAATAACTAATTGGATCACTAGTGTAATCAGAAAGATCAACATCTGGTAAAAGTTCTTTAACTGCTTTAGCATAAGATATAGAACCAGATTTGGTAACTTTAGTTAGTTTGTGACCATTAATTTCACTATCTTTGCCATCAGCTAACTTAACTATTTCATCTAGCAATCGTTTCTTTTCTGCTTCAAGTTCTTTTATCTGATCTGCAATCATTAAGTAACGATCAACTTGACCTTCACACCTAACTTGTTTGCGTTTTTCTTCTAAATACTTTTGTGCTTGTGGTAGTTCACGCTCAACAAGATATTCATTGTAGAAGTCTTTTAATTTTGGTAAATATTCTTCAATAGCTAATGGATTAAATTGCACTGTTTCAAGCATGTAACCATGTGCTGACCATTGGTAGAAATGACACCATTCACGACCAGTTACTAGCAACTGTATTTGTATTTGCATCCAATAATGCGTTTGGTAGTCTATGCTTTTAAACTCTGGTGGGTTTTTATCACGCAAACCATATGGACATTTAACTTCTATCAATCCATCTTCATCTATTAATCCATCTGGCGATGCTCCAAGCCATTCTTCATAAGTATGAAAACCAGTTTCTACGACTTTTGTATTAAACTTCAATTCGTAATCAGCTAAAGCATTGGGTTCGTTATACGTTCCATAGCTAGTCGCAACATTACCGGTAAACTCACTTGGGTAGCCATGATATTGACGCACCATATTACGCATAACATCTTCACGTTTCATGAAGGGAGATAACCCTAAGATTGCACCGACACTTGATCCAGTTACACGACCATTTCTTTTTTTAAACCATTCTTCTGTTCTTTGTTGTTCCATTGTTATTTACTCTTATAGTTATAGTTAAAAATACACATCCATGTGCGTTAGTTATTTACCAGGGAATTGAATCAATATCAACAACACTGGGTTCTGCTGACTTTTCTTCTTTAACTTGTGTAGCACCTTTGCGTGGAGCTACAGAAGCCACCCAATTACCAGTTCTTCCTTCTAAATCCCAAACCATTACTTTTATCAACATTGGTTTGTTAAGAAGTGCTTTAGCCATTGCCGTGTCATTTGGGGATTCATCAGACTGTGCTAACTTACCACCGCAGTTTGCATCAATAGCAGCCAACATCTTTTTAGCTTTGTCTGATTTTTTAGTATCAGGATCAAATACACGAACCTTTTGAAATATCTTACGTCCTTTATAAATAGCAGGTTCAGCTATTACCCATCTTAGACTTATATATTCATCACCTTGATATTCTGCCAATCCTGCTTCATCAATCATGGCAAGACATGTAGTGTTATCAGGTATGTTTTCAATCACGCTAACAGACGTAAATTCACCAGTTGTTTTAATTGTTTCGTTGTCGCTTGTAGTCCAAAAATTTGCCATTTGTTTATGCTCCGATGCTTGGTATTAAAGTTAAAAGTGGGTTTGTTCCGTTTACAACCAATAAGTCCTCACTAATTCCATAGCGATTCTTAGATATATTTGCAGCGGAGGCATATGTTACCAGTATTCGCGTGCCATCACTTATGGCTTTTTTGCGTTCACCATCCCCAAATGTATGAGTTTCAAGCTTAAGATAACCCACCAAATCTGTATTATCAGTATAATGACTTACAGACTTTTTTTGCATACGGATGTTATAACGTGTGTATGGATCTTGATCTGGCAACTCAATAGTTTCTGTTTCAGAATGAGCTATAAATACTATATTCATACCCTTGACTTCATTAAGTATGCCAGCAGCTTTGCGAACCCTGCCATGCAAACTTGATAACGCTTGGAAGCCAGCACCATAACCGCCCAATGCTTGTGCAATGGTTCGTGGCTTTTTAGGATCAGTATCAACAATGTGATTTGTGAACAAATTATCAAGCTGAGTGACGCTATCAATAACCAATGTTTTATAATCATGATCTTCCTTGATTAATGCTGTTAATTGTTCCCACAACATATCTACATTTGATAATAATGGAAAAGCATCAGGTCTTGTTGCTGTTGGTATGGCTTGTAAGCCATCTTCAGCACGAATAAATATAGGTTTTGGAAATGTGGCAGCTAAACTGGTTTTACCCAATCCTGCATCACCTGTTATAGTGCAGATAATCGAACGATCATCTGGTTTAGCAATAGAGCTTAGTATGCTCATGGTTTTCTCCTTTGTTAAAAATCTTTTTCTCTAATTCCGTTGCACATTTTACTTAAATAATTTAGAATTGCAACACCTAAAACAAAATAATTTTTAACAAAGGGAAAAAAATAATGTTCACACCAGAAGAAATAATTAATAAACTGCAACCTTTAAACTTAACTTATTTATCAAAGAATACTGGAATTAAATATAATGTATTGTGGAAGTTTGCCAATAATAAATTGAAGATTATTCCCTATGATTTAATTAAAAGACTGAGTGACTATTTCAATGTTGCCTGAATTATGTGATGCAATCAGAGCTGTAGGTTATGAACCACCATCTAGCATAGCAGTTGGTAAAGTTACAAGATTTTCAACCAACGGAAAAAGAAATGATAGGTCAGGTTGGGTTCATGTATTTGATGATGCTCGTGGTGCTGTATTTGGGTGTTGGCGTAGTGGAGAGCAACACCAATGGCATGAGAAACGTGATTATGTTCCAGATATACACGAACAAGAAGCCATGCGTCAGCAATTTGAGGAAGCAAAACGAAAAGCAATAGCTGAACGTGATGCATCTTATTATGTAGCAGCAAAGGAAGCGCAGATTTTATTTGATAATGCTGTTCCGGTTGTAAGTCATGATTATCTTACCAATAAAGGCATACGTCCAAATATGGCTCGTATGTTTGGAGGAAAGTTAATAATACCTGTATATGGTGCAGACGGAGAAATACAGTCTGTACAATCAATATTTAGTGATGGTGCTAAAAGGTTTCATTCTGGTGGAAAGATGCTTGGAGGTCATTGTTGGATTGGTGATCCTTCTGAGTCTGAAACTCTTTTAGTTGCAGAAGGATTTGCAACTGCGGATAGTTTAAACCAAGCCACCAATCTTGCTGTATGTATAGCATTTAATGCTGGAAATCTTAAGCCAGTAACGCAAATGATTGCAAGCCAGTACATTGGTAAGAAAATAGTTATTTGTGCAGACAATGATAGTTCTGGTATTGGTATGAGCAAAGCAAAAGAATGTGGAGTTGATATTGTATTGCCAACTATTGATGGTGACTTCAACGATATGATGTCAGAAAAAGGAATTGATGCAGTTCGTGACATTGTATTTGGAAAAGTAAAGCAGGAAGGTTTGTTCATCACCATTGAAGATATGATGGCAAGCATAAAGAAGCCTAATTGGTTAATTAAGGGAATACTTGAGCGTGGCTCAATGAATCTTCTTTTTGGTGAGTCAGGTGCAGGTAAAAGTTTATTTGCTATGGATTGGGCATTTTGTGCTGCAACAGGTAGAAACTGGCATGGTCATAAGATAAAAGAAGAGCTTAAAACTTTAATCATTATGGGTGAAGGTTTGCGTGGTGCTTCAATGCGTTTTAAAGCATTATCACAAAAATATGGAGAACCACCAAAGAATATTAGATTGAGCAGACGATCCATTAATCTATTAGATAGTAAAGAAGCTGATGAAATATTAAAAATAGTAGCAGAGTTAGATTTTAAACCTGATATTATTATTATTGATACGTTGCACAGGAATATGGTTGGAGATGAAAACAGCTCTGAAGATATGGCATTGTATTTTAAGTCTATAGAATTACTTGCTAGACGTTTAGATGCTGCGATTGTAACTGTTCACCATAGTGGACATGGCGATAAAGGAAGATCAAGAGGGTCATCATCAATTAAAGCTGCAATGGACGCAGAGTTTTGTGTCACTAAGAATGGAGATGCAATTACTTTTTCCTGCACTAAGTCAAAAGATTTTGGCTTTGGTACTGATATGAGTTTTGTCATTAAAGAAGTAGAGTTAGAAGGTGAAGTATTTTATGATGAAGATGATGATAAACAAGTCACCAGTGTTTATTTAGAGTATCAAGGTGTAGCTAAAAAGGATAAAGAAATAACATTAAATCAACAAAAAGCAATTGATTCTTTAGTTGAAGCATTAGAGGTTAATGGAAAAAAAGACGCTGTTTTAAGAGCGGATGGAGAGTATTATTTAACTGTTCATCAAGATAAGTGGCAACCTTTTTTTGCTGATGAATTTAAGAAAGCTAACACTCGTTCAAGAGATTTTGACAGGGTTACAAAATCTTTAATAAAAAAACAACTTATAGGAAATAGTGGTGATTATTGGTGGCTTATTTAAAATCATCCATCCATATAATTTAATGGATGATCCATGGATGGATGCGAATGAACTAAATCATCCATCCAATCCCCCCCCCTATAGGGGGGGATGGTGGATGATACATTTGGATGGTTGATATGATGGAAGAAGTTTTAGAGTTTATAAAAGAGGTTGAAGAAGTTTTTGGAACAGTACAAGCAAAAGCAATTAAGATTAATAGCGAGGTGGTTTTACATGAAGGTAGATTTCAACAAGAACGTGAAGGATTGGAGTTATGAAGAAAGATTACGCAATGTCGTGGTATTTATTACCGTTTGTATTGGTGGTATATTTTTTTATATTGTTAGTGGGCATTGTTAAGTTGGTGTTTAAAAGATGATTGCAATTTTATATGGTTTATATTTAATAATGAGAAGAACTGATGGATGATGTTGAATACTTTTATGACATGGCAGATAAAATGAATAAAATGCCAACTGAAGCGCAATTAGAAGCGTTTTTAGAAGCTCTTAATACTATGAGCAGGATAAAGGCTTTTGTCTTTGTGATGAGGCTGTAATGAAGCACAATCATTATTTTAAAAATACTGTTCATTTAAATGCTGTTGATGTTTACCGTGTGCTTTCATTGTACGGTGTTACTGATCCATGTCTGCAACATGCAATTAAGAAACTGTTGTGCGCTGGTGATAGAGGAGCAAAGGATATTGAACAAGATGTGCAAGAAGCTATTGATACTTTAGGACGTTGGCAGGATATGATGGAAGAGGATGAACTAAAATGAGATTTCCACCAATTAACTTATTTAGTGCGCCAAAACAAATTGCGATATGTAAACATACAAATTGGATGATGCTGTATAGCTTGAAACAAAAATGGTGTTATGGTAAAAACTGTAATGAAAAAAGGTATATTGAGAATGATATGCCAGTACATACAAGGTAATAATTAATGGCGTTAAAAACAAGTAATAAGAATAGAAAGAAAAAAGTAATGAGGTTTAAGGCAGATGAACAAAGCTACAAAACCAAAGATTAAATGGATTGGCAATTACTGGAAGTGCTATAGTGCTGATAGAGTTGCTTATGGTGAGTCACCAAAGGTGGCGTTTATTAATTGGAAATCTCAGTATTTTTAATAACTAATTTTAAGATAAGGAGTTGTCTAAAAAAGACAAAATTAGATATGGCAACATTAGGAAAAGCAGGTGGAGAAAAAACAGGTGGTCGTCAAAAGGGCGTACAAAATGTTGC